TACGGCGCTGTCGTCGTCTCTGTCGAACAACCCGGTTCGGCCTCTAGATTCGACGCGTGGCTTCAGCTGCGTCATTCAGGAGCTGGATTCTACGGGTAACGTGATTCAGGCGGCAACGGACAACGGTACGGGTGGTTTCACCGGTAACGTTACTGCCGGCTCCATCAACTACTCGAACGGCGCCATCGCAGGCTTCCTGTTCACGGTGCCTCCGGCATCCGGGAATCAGATCAAGGCCTTCTACTACTACGACGGGGAGCTGAATCAGAAGATTCCGCAGATCAACCTCGACGTGAAGAAGGCGCCTGTCGAGGCCCAGGCGCGTCGGCTCAAGGCCCTTTGGTCGGCAGAAGCAGCGGAAGACCTCCGCGCCTTCCACGGCCTCGATGCAGAGACCGAGATGGTCTCGGCTGTGGCCCAGGACATCGCGCTCGAAATCGACCGCGAAATCGTTCAAGACCTGTTCGCATCCTCGACGGGTACGACGGGCTCGTTCGACCGTGTGCCGCCTGCGGGCATTCCGGAAATCGACCACCTGCGCGCGCTCATCACGCAGATCTCCACGGTCTCGAACCTCATCCACAAGAAGACGCTGCGAGCACCGGCGAACTTCATCGTGACAAGCCCCGAGGTCTCGGCGCTTCTCTCGCAGCTCACGACCCATGGCGACTTCAGGCCGCTTTGGGTATCGGGCGGAGAGAGCCCGTACGGCCCGGCCGACATGCCGCGTCCCATGACGCAGCACGGACAGTTCGGCATCTACAAGACCGGCACACTGATGAACAAGTGGCTGGTTTACGAGGACCCGTTCTTCCAGCGCGACCAGATGCTCATCGGTCTCAAGGGAGGCAGCTTCCTCGACGCCGGCTACGTTTGGGCGCCGTACATCCCGCTCCAGGTCACGCCGACGTTCCTGGATCCCTCGGACTTCAGCTTCCGTAAGGGGCTCCGTACCCGTTACGCGAAGAAGCTGCTTCGTCCAGAGTTCTACGGACAGCTCCGCGTTCTCAACCTCTGATCTCCGCAGAGGAGGTTGTCGAAGCCCCGGCCTGGAAACAGGTTCGGGGCTTCGGTGTTTTGTGGTACGAACTACCAGATGGGCGCAAAAGATATTCTCGCTGAATTGGAAGAGATCGGAGCCATCGGCTCTTTGCCTGTGCCTCCGGCTATCGCCGCCGAATCGGTATCCGAGATTACGATCGAACGTGCCAAACCCTCCGCAGTACTTCGCGACTCACGCGGAGCCCTCATGGTCGCTTTCTGCGATCGTGTCGTCGAGCTTCTAGACGTGAACATCCAGATTCAGGTCGAACTGAAAGAGACCTTCTCTCAGATGCGAGACCTGTGGTCGGAAGGCGAGTCGGATGAAGAGTTGGACGAAGAGTCCGATGAATCCTCTGCGCCGGACATTGAGGCGTCTTCAGAAACCGATGAGGGGCTGGAGGGTGAGGGCGAAGAGGATGAAGAGGATGACAGCGCCGAGGGCGAGGACGACGAAGATGACGAAGACGAGGGGGTAGCTGAAGAGGGAGTAATCGAGCCTCCGCTTGTTGTCATTGAAGCCCCTGAAGCCCCTGAGACTCCTTCCGAGAGTGAGGAACCCGTAGAAACCAACAACGCCATCCTCGACTTCTACAAGGAGAACGAGGCTGCCGGCATTACGTTGGGTGTCGACGAGAACGTAAAGCCCACCTCAGAAGGCGGGTTGTCGTCAGAACCTGGCTCGGTGTTGGATAGACGCCATCGGTTCATTGCCTCGCTCAAGGCAGATGCGGAGAAGAGGTTGACATGAAACGCTACGTAAAAAATGCTGACGTGAGCCAGGTTTTCATTCCTGGAGTCGGTCGGCTCACTGAAGGGATGGTTCTTGTGGGAGACGAATACGGCAAGTTTGCGCCTCGTTTTTTGACTGAAGTACCTGAGATGCCTAATGGCGCTCCATTGGAGAGCACACAGCCTCGCACCGGGCCTTCTCTGTTGACTGAACCGACGCATGCACCCGCGATTCCGGTTCCTACGCCTGAGCCCCTGAAGCTCGAAGAAGAAGCTCCTCTAGCTGCTGTTGCGGCAGCACCTGAAGAGAAGCGTCCGCGTGGTCGTCCGCGCAAGAATGCCTGAAGACCAAAAAGGCGATATATTGCCGTAAGAGGTAGGGAGCGGCGATGCCTAACAGCTTGATGAACGAAGCGCAGCTCCAGCAGTGGATTTTGCGTCGGCTTGGCGCCCCGTTCTGGAAGGTCGAGCTAACCGGCGATCATCTTGACGACGCTGTAGAACAAGCACGCCGCTGGTTTTCTGCGAAGAAGGGAGTCATACGCCAAAGAGGCATGTTCTTCTTCCCAAACATCGTGGAGTACAAGCTACCGGACGATGTGAATCTCGTTTTGGATGTGTCCTTTCCGGTGTCGCCGATGGACATCTCGTTGGTCTTCTCGCCCTATATTTTGCAGGACGAGAAGGTTCCGTATGACGTCTTTGCCGCGCCCTCTGCGGTCGGTATCTACTCCAGCTACACGCAGACGATCCAATACGTCGAGATGGCGAAGAGGATCTTGAACGCGGAGCCAGATTGGCGGCAAGACGGTAGGAATCTGCTCATTTTCCCAAACCCGAAAACCAGCGGCACTATGATCATGGACTTCAAGTCGCATGATTTTACGATTGAGCAGCTGGCAGAGCGCGACCACGACCTAGTGAAGCGGTACGCACTGACCTACGCGAAACAGCAGCTCGGTCGAAATCGGTCTAAGTACGGCGAATTCGCAGGCGCCCAAGGCCCAGCCACGCTGGATTCAGACCGTCTTTTCAACGAAGCGGCGGCGGAACTCGAAGTGCTTGAAAAAGAGATCTCCCTCAGCGCCTTCCCGATGGGCTTTAGGGCTGGGTAAACGGTCTCGAAAACGGCTCGATGCTGGGCTAAACTGCGAGGATGCCTCGGTACATTAAGCCGATGAATCCGAAGCCAGTACCGCAGCCCTCGGATAACAGGCTGGTCGACCCGGCATTTCGGCTCGATGCGAGTGAGTTGTTCATGTTCGACAACTTCGCGCAGGAGCCTGTAAATGCTGCCGGAACCGAGGGTTGGCTCTTCCAGCGTGACCTGAAAAATACCAAGGCCGACCCGCTCTATTCGGAGCCAATCGTGAGTGCTTTTGTCGGTCCGTACTTGCTCATGGTTCAAGTTGAGTGGCCGGAAGGCACTCCGGACGTATCGGAGCTGGGAATGCGGACCTTGTGGCCTTCGGGCATTTGGATTCCTCGAAGGACTCTGGAAGAAGCGCGTGCACGACCTCCTTCTGAAGGTGACGTGATTCGCTTCTGGGATCTCCCCTACTTCAACAAGGTAGCGACCCGAAATCAAAACACCCCTGGAAGCGGGTTCTACTTCGACCTCATTAAGGTCAATGACGATGGCCATCTCATCGACAACGCCGCCTTCGTAGGGTTTCGGTGCGACTTGAAGAGGCGCAGCAACTTCACACCGGAGCAACAGTTCATCACTCCTCCCAGTGGTCCCGGCAAGGGGCCCAATGACCCTTGTGAATGATCAAAATGGACACACGTGAACTACAGCTCGCCATTGCGTCAGGCCTTTCTATGGTCTGCGCTACCTGTAAAAAGTGGGCGGAGGGAGCGGAGCAAGGCTCAGAGAAGTGCACGGCGAAGAGCGGTTGTGGTTCTCCTATCGCGGGGGACACGTTCCACGAGTACGACGGGCCCATCACAGACTTTTTGCGATTTTGCTTCGTGTGTGGTCAGCCCGCGACAAAAGGGATCCGCGTTAAGGGTCATGTGCGGTTGATCGGGGCTTGCAACACGCACGTGGACTACGTAGTGCGTCTTGCTCCTAAAGAACCCCGACATCTGCCTGTAGTGCCGATGACCATCTTGGCTCCTTCCGGGGAGTCTCCGGTGGAGAAGGTGTTCATCGACGCCCCAAAGAAGACACTCGCTCACGCGATGCTGGAGATGCAGAAGGGCACGTTCAAGGCTGATGGGTAAGGGACTCCAAATTTCCTTCGGTTTGGATGCTGGAACGGAGCAGACGCTTCGTTTGGTTAAAGAATGGCCGGAACGCATGCAGCATGTGCAGGCGCAGCTGGTGTATCTCTCGGCGGACTACGTTCGGCGTTTCGTTAAGTCACGCTTACCGAAGTCTCAGGCTTCACGACCGTATCGCGCTTCCATCGAGGTGGCTCGTACCAAAGGCGTGGGGCCGGGTCAGTACAGCTATACCGTTCAGATCGACATGAAGAATCGTCTTGTGAAGCAGGTGAAGACGCACACGGTTCTTCTGGAAGTACACCCCACGAAGCGCTCAGCGAAGCCGGATCCTGCTGTTCTTGTTTTGGAGAAGTTCAATCCTTGGACTGTGGAGTCGTTGCCGTTCAAACCGGATCGCAAATTAGGCATCGTGATTCAGCGGAAGGCGACCGCCAAACGCGTTTCAAAAGTCACTCTAGCTCGAACTAAACAGCGTTCGAAGTGGTCGCGCGAGCTGAGTCGTGTGGGTTTCAGGGAGATTCGAAAAGATACGCGGTTGAAGATCTCATCTAGCGTGTCTTCTATCCCTGATGTGGCGATGGATGCTCTCAAGTTGGAGTTCGGGTTGGGTGGTGCTCGTCCTCGCCCGGCTTGGCGTCTTGGTGTACGCAGCTTGATTCGAGGGGGCTTGCGTTCCTTTTCGCGGGACATATTCGTCTTTCCTTTGACCAAGCTGTCTTCTAATATTTGGTCGAAGTGGCCCACGCGTACTAGACACACGGTTACGACGGTTCAGGCTAAAAAGTACGTCAACTTTCAGAAGAAACTGGGCATCCACCCGTAAGGCGTCCATGACTCCCGCGATCAATGCAAAAATGGCTTCTATTCGCCTACAGTTGGAGGCGGCGTCTGGCCCAGAGCATCATGCGGTTGGCGCGCACTCCCATTTTGCTGGTGAGCCTGGTGTGGGGGAGGCCGACAACATTCCTGACGCGAATGATGCGGTGGACAAGTATCTCGCGGACATTGCGGACCAGCTCGTGTTGGTAACCGGCATGGATGAGGACGAGGCTCTGGAGCTTGTTTTCGACCACGCCGATCGCTCCTCCGAAGATGGGCGTCTTCCGGCGTTGCCAAGTGATGATGCAGATCCTGAAGAGCTGGCGGGTTGGTTGGGTAAGGCGAATACGATGGGATTCGGAGCTTTGGTTCTGAAAGCGGCGCGAGGCGCCTGAGTCGTGGGCGCGGCCGAAGACGCCATCAATCGTCGCCTTGATGGCAAAGACCGAACCGGCACAGTCGGTATCCGGAATTTCGATGAAGGTGTTGTTGTTACTTTAGGCGGCTTTATTGCGAACGACGGGGCAGGCCTTCCAAAGTACTGGACGAAGGTCAATTCGGGACCGGGCGGTGATGTAGCGTGCGGGCCACCTGGGTTGCCGGGTATTCCGATCGTTTTTGCTTATCCTGAAGACGTTCTTCAGGATTACAAAGATCCATTTATCCTGGTGCGTCGAGAAGACATTTCGGCGGCTATGGAGCGTTGGGAGCCGGCCGGGTATCAGTATCGTGCGCCTGGTTACGGGGCTGTCCCTTTTATCGCTTCGACTCCAGCGGGACCTGTTACGGGGTTTGATCGCATGGAGCAGCTCGGACAAGCCATTCCGTTCGACATCACTTACACGATTCAAGTTCGTGCTCGCTATCGCGGCGCCACAGGGCAACGCAACCAGGCGAACGCGATGTTTGCGCATGTTCTCCGAATCTATCCGCCCTACGGCAAAGTTAACGTAGTCGATAGTATTGGCGATTTGCGTGGGTATGAGGCATTTAATGAGGGCATCTCCAACATCGATAATGTTGGAGAAGTTACGGAGAGAGAGTTGGGTTTTTCGATTACACTTCGGGTTGAAGCCGAATTGGATTTGAAAGATCCGATTACTCTCCAAACAGTGAAACGCCCATTGACTGTTCGCGGTCACCAACTGTAGGGTGTCTCTTCGATGGCCGAATATTACAACAAAAGTCCAGTGTCTTTGGCTGTCACACTGAAAAGCGGCGGAACTGCGTTTCTGGCTGGAAAAAGCTGGACGGAGATCCCGGCGGACGAAGAAGGCTCCGAAGATGTGATTCGGGCTGTTCAGCGGGGTTTCATTATCCGCTCTACGATGCCGGCGACGGCACCCGCTTCTGTCTCCCCTCCTGCGACTACGCAAGAGGCGGTTTCGGATGTCAAGACTCCTGATGCGCCTTCGCCTCCTCCCGACAGCCCTTCGGAGTCGTCAATGAGCGGCGAGAAAAATTCCGATAACCCGTCGCGACGTAGGAAGGGATGAGTCATGGCTGAGCTTCTTTCGCCCGGCGTATTCATTGAGGAGGTTCCGGCGACCACGCAGGTGGTCGGTCCTGTCTCAACGAGCAACATGGGCATCATCTCGTGGACCTCGCAGGGACCGACTGACAAGGCGACGTTGGTGACGTCGTTCGATCAGTACGTCAAGACCTTCGGAACCTTCGATCGGCGCTCCTTCGGCGCCTATTCGATGGCCGCGTTCTTTGCGAACGGAGGGCGTCGTGCCTTCGCGGTTCGTGTTACGCCGGCCAATGCTGTCAAAGCGCAGGCTAAGATTCAAAGCCTGACGACGAAGCAGCAAATCGAAACGGGCGACGGCGCAGCCACGTCCTATTCGAAGACTTCGGCAACCAGCGTTTTGAAGGACAATACGGGCGCTTCGCCGCTCGTTACCGGGGCTTTCTCGCTGAAGTACCGCGCAACGCAAACGGCGGTTACAGCGCAAGTTGCTCGCAAGCGTAACGACATCACGGCTCTGACGAGTGCAACGGGTGTTGCGCTCTACGAAGGCATCGTTGATACCAAGTCGACGTTGATGGTCGTTGGAGCGACTTCGCCGAACGGGGACTTTTACGTCCGTTCGGTTCAGGATGCGCGTCAGGACATCACCATTCAGGTCATCGTTGCCGGTCTCAGCACCGCACTCAGTGTGGCTGTTACGGGTACGGCAATCGTCGTCAACTCGGCGACGGATGGCGGTGGTTTGGCGACCACGACAGCTGCTGGAGCGGTAGCTGCGATTGCTGGATTCCCAGCCGCTAACGCGCTTGTTACAGCGACTGCTCAGGGTACGGGTCTCGGACTCCTGGCGACTTTCGTGGTGACACCTCTAACCGGTGTTCCGCTTTTCGATCAGGACTTGGATCGAGTCGTTCCTGGCACGTTGACCATCACGTGGACGGCAAACTCCCTTGTCAAGACGATCGTCTTCACGGGTGCTGACTTGGCGACGCCGGTTGCAACCAAGGTGAATGGTGCAGGCAGCTCGATTACGATCGACCTTCGTAGCGGCCGTTTCTCTCTGACGACTGTTGCAGCCGAGATTCCGGTCTTGGCGGACAACGGTATCAACATGACGACGGCGTACACGCCGGCCAGCACGACCAAGCTGTTGACCAGTGATACGACTGCCAATGTTGATAGCAACATGGGTATCCTGGGCGCCAGCCTCAACGGCGGCGGCACCACGACGGCGGCTCTTACACTGGGAACTCCTGGTGTGACACAATCGTTCGTCAACGTCGCGAATGGCGCGTATCAGCTGGTCTTCGCAGCGGGTGCGACGAACATTCCGCACAACACGGCGCGGCTGCTTGCGACGTACAAGATCAACGCCTGGACGTTCAATCCCATCTCGGCTGGTGCCTGGGGCAACTCGCTCAAGGTTCAGATCCAGGGAAGTCCCAACTACTTCGACACGCCAACACAGATCTACTCGCGCTTCACGGTCTTCATTCTTCAGACGGATGTGAATGGCCAGACGGCTATTCAGGAGACCTACGAAGACGTGGTCTTCGATGACCCGCTGTCGATTTTTTACTTCGCTGACATCGTCAACGAGTTCTCCAATCTCGTTACGGTGGTCGATCCTGGAGGTCTTGAGGCTCCAGGCGAGCTGCAAGGCTTGCCCAACGTGATGCGAATTGCGGCGGGCGATGATACCGATGCTGGTCGCGTCATCACGACTTCGCTGGTCGGAAATCCGATTGCCAAGCGTAGCTTGATCATCACGTACACCGACTCGCTTGGTGTGGCTCGGACCATCAAGGATGATGGCGCTGGCAACCTCACGGGCGACATCGATGTTGCGTACGTGGGAGCGACTGCCAACACGGTCAACTACACGACGGGGGCTGTCGACTTCAAGACTGTCGCCGTTATCGGCCCGCTCGGCATCCAAGACCAGACACTGGTTCTGGCAACGTACCGCACGGTAGCCACCGAGACGGCTCATCAGGAGAGCTTTGGCGATACGACCAAGGGCTACACGGTGGGAACGGACGGAACGTTCGACTCCACCAACTTTGGCCGTAACCGGTTCACTGACCCTAGTCTGAAGGTCGACTACAAGGGTCTCTACGCTCTCGATCGCATCGACGAGCTGATGCAGGTCATCATTCCGGACTTTGCCGGTGATACCACGGTGACGGGAGACCTCATCGACTACGCCGATGCTCGCGCAGGAGCATCTTCAGGCGGAGACCGCTTCATTGTTCTCACGGTCCCGAAGGGGTCGAATGCTACCGAGGCGGTCGATTGGTTCCGCAATCGCTTGGGTCGTTACTCGAACTACTCGGCGCTGTACTGGCCTTGGATCAACGTGGCGGACCCTCTCGCCAACGGTCGCAAGCTGACGATTCCTGGCCTCGGGCACGTAGCGGGTATCTACGCTCGTACTGACGTCAACCGGAACGTGGGCAAGTCGCCGGGCGGCACGGTGGACGGACAGCTCAACTTCCTCATCGGTTTGGAATCCGTTCCGACGCAGGGAGAGCGCGACTACGTATACCCGAACAAGATCAACCCGTTCATCTCGTCGGCTCAGACAGGGAACGCGGTCTGGGGTGTTCGTACCATCGCGATTGATTCGCAGTGGCGGTACATCAACGCGCGTCGACTCTTCATGTTCTTGGAGAAGTCGATCTACAACTCGACGTTCTGGATTGTCTTCGAGAACAACGGACCGTCGCTGTGGGTGCGTATCAAAGCGCAGGTCCAGGGCTTCCTGCTCGGACTGTTCAACGACAGCTACTTTGCTGGATCTACGCCTGACCAGGCGTTCTTCGTCATCTGTGACGAGACCAACAACACGGCGGCAACAATCAATGCCGGCCAAGTCATCATCGATGTCGGAGTCGCTCCGAACAAGCCGGCCGAGTTCGTTCGGTTCCGGTTCCAGCAGACAACGGTTGGATGAGGCGGCGCGGGTTTAGAACTTTGAGGATGGAGAAGAACAAATGGCGACTCTAGTAGTTTCGAACCTGACGACCAGCCCGGTGTTTGTCACCGATCTCTACGCGACCGTTCCGGCTTCCGGCTCGATCAGTACTTCGCGCGCGTCTTCCGACTTGCCGCGCATGGCGTCTCTTCAGGCGCTCATCGCTGCGGGAACGTTGGCTGCTGCCATAACCTATACGGCGGCTGAAAAAGCGTCAGGCCTTGTCGATGTTGGCACGCCGGCTCCTGGCGCATCTGGAATCGGAGACGACGACGTCATCCGTATCCCCTTCACCGCTCTTGTTGCAGGTACGCCGGACGACGTGGTGCTCTACGCGCTCAATGCTCTTCCCTACAAGAAGATGCGTATCGTGGACGCGTTCGCCATCGTCTCGACAGCTATCGCAGCAACCACGCTGCAGGTTCGTACGGTCTCGGGTGGAGCGGGAACGCTTTGCGCTGAGATGAGCAGCGCGACGGCCGGTCGCCAAGGCCAGACGGCTACCGTCACTGCTTCGCAGGTCATCACCAACGGTGCGAGCGTAGGACTCTTCCTTCGTCGTTCGGACCGCGGTGTGGCGGGCGAAATCGTCATCACAGTTCGTCCGGAAACCTGAGCGGGTCAGGAACAGGCGACGGAAACCCGGTTCAGTAGGAGACGATCATGGCAAGAGCGCAATCGTTCGATTACCTCCACAATATGCGGTTCCACGTGTCCGCAGTGGAGAACTACGTCCCACTGAACACGATCAACGCGCAAGCCGGGTTTTCTGCGTGCACCATTCCTGAAGCGACCATCGAAGCGGTCGAGTACAAGGAAGGGCAGTTCCTGTACACGCGGAAGTATCCCGGACACGTCACCTTCGGCGATGTCACGATGTCTCGTGGCGTAGCTCGTAAGGATGCGGCGTTCTGGGAGTGGATTCGCACCGTCATCGAGGGCACCGGCGAGTACCGGACGGAGTTGCTCATCAAGCACTTCCACCGTGCTGACACGTTGCCTGGGCCTTCGGCTCCTCCGGCGGAGAATCTCAACCTCCAGGCGGCTGCCAAGATCTACAAGCTTTGGCAGGCGTTCCCGACTCGGCATAAGTTGTCTTCGGACTTGGACGCGACAGACTCCGGAGTCTCCATCATGGAGTTGGACGTCGCTTACGAGCACTGTGAGATGATCGAGCCCTGACAGATTCTAATCTGTCGGAAATGCAGTAACGCGCTCACCCCGAATGGAGTACATTCGGGGTGAGGTCTTTTAAGGGGTAAGGCATGGCCAGATCTGTCGTCAGCGACCTGCTGCAGGTCTACCCATTTTGGCTTTTGGATGCGTATCCGATTGAGCCTCTAGCCTTGCCGATTCTCACACCCTTGTTTGGGTTCTCGTCTATCACGGCGCCTGAAATAACGCTGGAGACGATGGATATCACCGAGGGTAACTGGTTCTTCAAGAAGAAGGTGATCAAGAACGCCGATGTTGGGAACATCACTCTAGAGCGCGGCGTCTCTTGGTACGATTCCGACTTTTGGCGGTGGATTGTGGCGGCGATGACGGGTGACCTATCCAACTCGAAATTGGGGATCGGGCCTGTGAGTCTGAAGATTGGCGGGATTACACCGCGTCGCACGCTGATGCTTGTGCAGTTCTTCACGCGACCTATGATTGCGCCGCCTACGAGCGCGGGTGGCGCGATTGCGGCGACCTTGATTCAGGGAGGGCTCGCAACTGGTGGAGCGGCTTTGGCAGGGGCTACAGGCGGGCAAATTCTTGCGTCAGGTCTCACCACTGCTCTCATCGGAGGCATTGGGAACGCGTTGGCTGGCTTTGGGATTGGTCCTTTTGAGTTCGCGGCGCGTATTCCGGCTAAAGCGTGGATGCTTCACGGGGCCCTACCTATTCGCTACAAAGTGGGTGGTGACTTTGACGCTTCGTCCTCGGCCATTTCACTGATGCAGTGCGAGTTGGCTGTAGAGATGGTGGAAGAAATTGCGCTCCTAGGGTAATCCCGAGCTACAATATCCGTATGTGGGAAACGCTCGACCTAGCCGCTCTCCTCGCTCAGCGTGATGCTCAACATGAGGCCACCACTTCGGCCAATGTTGGGGCCTATCCGATTCCGTTGGGTGGCATGTTGCAGCGGGATTACCCGTATGGCTCGGGGGGTCGAGCACCTTATGCGCCTTGTCCAGAGGGGCAACTGTGCGCGCTTGATTACAGCCCGATGCAAGGGTCAGATCGATATCGTCGTTGATATTGATCTCTATTCCGCCGCCTCCTGGCGATTAGTGCGGGGGTTTAGTAACTCCAACACACGTCGTTTGACGCTATCCCGAACACTGGACCACGCTATCGGCCATAATTCGGCGTCTACTTGTGTTTGTAGCTCGGCTAACAAGCCTTTTATGTTTGTCCGCCAATTAGGGTTCTCAGCTAGAACCCGCTCGGCTACTGCTATCGCTTGTTGATCAATAGGTGTGTCTGGTTTGGGGGCAGGCCCGAATTTGAAATCGGCAAAGCCGCTGTACCAATCCCTGCTTTTAGCGGTTCGGCGTCGATGGCAGTTAGAGCATCGTACTTCGCATTTTTCGATCTCCGCTGCGATAACTGCTCGGGATTTCTGTCGGCTGATCATTGTACCGACACTTAAGCTCTTTACCCCTCGAACATGGTCAAAATCCAAAACGATCGGATCTGCTTCTCCGCAGTCGATACAGGGATGGCGGCGTAAGTAGTGGTAGACCGCTTCCCGTTTGGCTCGTTGTTGAGCCCGATTGGTTGTGTTTTGGCAGGTAGTGCAGCGTGTCTGCAAGCCGTCCGCGGTGGCTCTGTTCCGCTGAAATTCTGAGACAGGTTTTGTCTGTTCGCACTTAGTGCACCTCTTTCTTTTGGAATACATACCTAGACAGTAGCATCTTAGTCAGATGCGCAGTAGATATGGCTACCACTAGGCAACTACTTTAACGTATATTCGGCTTCGTGATGACGGCCGAAAAGATCGAACGCCCTGTTTCCGTCTCTTCAGTGACGAGTGACTGGGAAAAGAAGATTTGGCAGCGCTATCGCAGCCGATGCGCGAATTGCGGCCAAGAAGAGAGACTTCGCGTCAAAATGATCGTTCCGCTAGAAGCGGGCGGCCAGATGTCGGAGTCGAATGGAGTGCTTCTTTGTAGGAGCTGCGAGATGGCAGCGGAGGCTTCCAAGAAGGACTCAAAGGCGAACGACCAGCGGCTGGTGAATTTTTGGGTGAGTCGAAGGCTCTTCGATCGCATTCAAGAGGGGCTCCAGACATACAAGGCGTTCAACTCGATGGGGTCCTTGGTTCGGTACTTGATCTCCAAGTACATCGAAGACGAAAGTCGTTTCGATGACCTGGAGCTGTACCAAGACGAAGGGGCGGACTCGAAGTTGAACGTGTGGGTTGAGCGTGACCGCTACGACACCTTCAAAGTACTTCTGGATAAGCGAGGGATGACCGTCACTGACGCCATTAAGTCGCTCATACGCATGTATGAGGAACAGAGTGAGATCAACATCGAGCGTCGAACACCGGTCGGCGAGGCTTGAGAGGAACCTATGTCTGAAGAATCGTTCAACCAGAGCCAAGAGTCTTTTTTCGTTCAGAACCAGATGGCTGTGCCGAAGGCGACGCAGGGTATCTTCGAGCTTCCCTGTGGCTATCTCAGTCCAGAAGGTGAGCTTGTCACTGAGGTGAAGGTCAGGGAGATCACCGGTATCGAAGAGGACATGCTGGCGGCGAAGAACATCCCCTCGGGTAAGAAGGTGACGCAGCTCATCACCAATTGTTTGGAGCGCTTGGGGACCATCACCGACAAGACGGAGTTGGCGAACTGCGTCCGTAGCTTGATGATTGGCGATCGAGTTTTCCTCATGTTGGCGATTCGCCGTGTGACGCTCGGAGACGACTTCCCGTTCGAAGCCAAGTGTAATGAGTGCGACAAGAAGAATCTCTTTTCTATTAACTTGGCGGAGCTGGAGGTCAAAACGACCGTCAACCGAAACAAGCGAGTGTTTGATGTCGTATTGCCTTCGGGAAAGCCGGCTCGTTGGCATGTCATGACAGGTAAAGAGGAGGAGAGTCTTTCGAAGTTCCAGAACCTCGATCAGCTCTCCCTCAGCATCCTCGTCCGAGTTGACCTCTTGGATGGGCAACCGACAGACATGGATACGATCAAGTCGCTCAACATGAAGGACCGAAACTTCCTTCGAGAAGAGTGCTTCAACGTCGAAGAAGGCGGCATCGAGACCGAGATGGATCTCCAGTGCCCGGCTTGCGGAGAGGGATTCAAGACCGAACTTGATGTAGGCCAGACCGGTTTTTTCTTCCCTTCTCGGGTTCAGAAGAACTCGAAGCGCAGTACCTCTTCTTTCTCGAAGCCTGGGAAGGATACGCCTACTCCGAATTCATGAGCCTGCCCTCGACCCGCCGACATCGCCTCATCACGAAGAAAATCGAACTCGAACAAGAACGAAAAGCCCGCATGGAGGCCGCGTCGCGGCGTAAATAAAAGCTAGAATGCCCGACAGGTACCGTGCGGTACTGCCGGAAAGGAGGATGCGACCTTGGCGATGAACTTCATGGGGCTCGGATTTTCCTTCGGTGCGAAGGATTCTGGCCTCAGTGGCGTCTTAAAAGACGTGTTGACCCGCGTGGATGGGTTGGCGGAGGGCATTCGTACGTTCGGAACCTCGGCGGAAAAAGCTACGCAGCCAATGGTGAACCTAGCCAATTCCTTTGGCGGCAAGGTTTTTGAGGGTGCTGCAGAGGGTCTAGAGCACGTTGGTAACGCTCTGGAGGGGTCCGTCTTCGAAGGGGTGCTCAAGGGCTCCAAGATGATGGAGGACGCTGAGCGGTCGTACAACGCGGCTGGCGAAGGCATCGGCATGTCCTTCGACAACGTGAAGAACTCCTTGAAGGGGGTCTATCAGCAGCTTGTTGGGGATCGCATTCAGAAGTTCGCGGAACAGATTCCGGTAGAGCGGTTCAAGGCGGTCGGCGAGCAGATCAAGACTTCGATGGGGATGGCTGGCAATTTTGCGCAGCGCCTCTTCGGAATGAAGAAGGGTTTTGAGCAGGTTGGGCAAGGGGCGGAGAAGGCTGCCCAGCCATTGCAGCACTTTGCGTCGAAAGACGCGGCGGCAAAAGCTCAAGGCATGGACCAAGCGGTGAAGACCCTTAGTGGCACCCTTGGTCAAAAACTTCCTGCTGCAGCCCGAAAAGGGGGCGAGAAGTTCAAGCGCAGTGCGGATGGAATCGAGGCGGGTGGGAATCAGGTATCGCGCAGCTTTCAGAAGATCGACGAAAGCGCGTCGAAGATGGGAAAGTCTGTCGGCACCTCAGGGGACAAGTTCAAAAGCTTCCTCGATAAGATGCCTATGAAGCGCTTGGCTGGGGTAGCCGGCGCGCTCGGGAACATAGGAAGTGCGGGTGGTGAACTCACTACAGGCTTCGAGGCTGCAGCTCAGCAGAACTCCGTGGATACGCGCAAGATAGTCGCGAATACCGGACTCATGGGTAAGGAGTTGAACAAGGCCAATCAAGAGGCCGCTGGTTTGGTGATGGGGATGAAAGTCTCTGCTCAAACCGCAGGTCATGCGACGTCCGCGATGATCAAGTTCGGTCCTGTGTTGAAGGCTATCGGTGTGGATAGTGCGGCTACCGGAGTGAAATTGGAGGACGGCCTAGGCATACCGATCTATGAAACAGCCCAAAACTTCGATCGGATGCAGAAGGGGCTAAAGCTGACTGACAAGGACTTGGGAAACCTCAGCCGGTCTTTCATGGCTACAGGCGAGGCTGTTGGCGATGTACAAGGGCCGATCAAGCACATGGACGAGATCATGTCTCTCGCCCAACGACGCACTAACTTGCTTGCTCAAGGAGTCAAAACAATTGGCGGCAAAGATGCCGTGATGAGTATCAATCAGGCATCTCGATCGCTTTATGCTCTAACGGGTAACGCGAAGGGCGCGCAGGAGGCGGCTCTAACGATCGAAGGTAAGCTGGTTGAGTCGTTGGAATCCGTGCGGAACATGTTTACGGGCACGGAGAGTGAGCTGCACGGATTTTTGACCAACACCTCGGTTGTTACAGGGGACGTAACGAAGGCCTTTAAGTCGGCCGAGGGCGGCGTTGGTCCTTTCATTGACAACATGTCAGATCTGTTTGCCAAGCTTAAAAAGGGAGGCAAGAGTACTGCGCAGATCATGAAGATGTTTGGTGGGCGTATGACGCAAGTCTTCGGAGATCAAGCCTCTGAAGTGTTGCTGTCTGCTTTGGATAAGGCGGATGAGGCCAAAGTGGCGACGATCAAAGCCTCGAAGGCGATGAGTCGTAGCTTTGGAGAGGCGGGTAAGGAGACTTGGCGGTCCTCGATGACTCTGAAGGAGTCGATGGACCTGATTGTTGGAGCTGCGGAAGCGCGCTTTCGGAATCTAGGTCGAGGCAACGCTCAGAAATTCGTTACGGATGCGAGCAAGCAGTTCGCGAAGTTCAACGATTCGGCGGAGAAGATTTCGAAGGAGGGTGGTCCGCTTGGGAAGATGGTCGACAAGATGTCGGAGATCTCCTTCTTAGGCGCTAAAGCGTTCCTTCCTGAGGCTCTTCGTCCGATGTCGATGGTCTTCAGCAAACTGGGTCCGGAGGTTGCCACTGCAGTTCAAGCGTTTGGTCCGCTTGTCCCTGCACTTCTTGCTCTTCTGAATCCTGTCACGCTGATTCTCGCTGCTTTCACCCTCTTGCACCTAGGGTTCAAGCAGACCGAAGCGCACATCAAGGGTCTCTCGGGTAAAGACACTCAGGCTGCTCAGAAGTCCGTTGCCGGCCTAGAGAAACAGCTCAAGGGTCTTACGGAAGGCACTGAAGAGTACTCACTTGTATCGGCTAAATTGACCGGTGCTCAAGCCAATCTGGCTCGTGTTCAGAAGGACGTGAAGCTGTCTGCTTCCTTCTCGGACTCTTCGAAGGCGGTAGTGGGGCTTCGAGCGGAGCTGGCGAAGCTACCAAAGACCAGCGCGAAATATGCGGAGTCCCTCGAAAAGCTCAAGTCGGCAGAGGCTAAGCAGCATGACGCTGAGAAGGCTATTGCTGCCGAAAGCCGGAAAGAGTTTGTTCAGACTATCAAGGAGAAGCTGAAGGGTTTTGGGGAGCAGGCAAAAGCATTTGTTAAGAAGCTGCCTGGCTATGCAAAGGAGCTGGCTGAAGAGTTCGCTACGATATTCACGGAGATCGATTGGCGCGGCCTTTGGAAGTCGATTGGCGATTCTATCAAGAACATAGATTGGAAGGCGATCGGCGAGCAGCTGAAGGAGCTTTGGACGTCGCTTGGCGATGCTGCGAAGAAAGTGAAGTGGGGAGAAATCATCGGAAAGGTGGGCGACCAGCTGATTGCTCAGCGGAACACGCTCATTGAAGCGGTCGTCGATCTTCTCGATCAAGTTTTGGTGGGTTCCAAAAACCTGATCGATTGGGATAAATTCGGAGAGATCCTGAAGACCGGGTTGGGGGTTGCTGTAGCTAAAGCTGGCGCCGGTTTCTCCGCTTTGATTGAAATCTTGCGGACTAAATTGCTGCCCGTGATTGCGAAGGTGTTCGACAGGGCTGTCGATATTGTGAAGGACTTGCCCAGTCGCGTTGGGGCGGCGCTCAGCGGACTAGGCCCCATGGTTGGAGGGGCTCTCAAGCACATCGTTCCTGTAGTTTTGGACTTCCTTGTCGGCTTGCTCGCTTTGGCGGGCACTCTGCTGATGAAGTTCTACCACGCTCTTCCGAGCATTCTCGAAGGGCTCGGGGACCTCATCAAGGGAGCACTCGACTTTGTCCGTGACGTGATCATCGGCATCATGCAGGGCGTCCGCGATTGGCTGGTCAAGACCTTCCCCTCGTTGGCAGGACCCATCACGGCGGTGTTCGATACGATTGAGAGCGCTTACCGAGGCATGTACGACGGCATCAAGTTCATCATTGACTTGGTGATCGGTGTCGTTACAGGCTTCGAAAGAGCAGCGTTGGCGGTCTGGGATTCGGTTTTCGGTGGAGACGCACTAAGCGGCGCGGCAAGCGCCTTTGACCCTGTCATCGATGTACTGAAGACCGTTTGGAATGTCCTCAGCGCAGTTGGTGAAGTCATCTTCGGGGTGTTGATCCCCTACTGGAATGTACTCTGGTCTGTCGCCAAATTCGCTGCCACGGTTATCTGGAGCGGGCTCCGGATTGTTTTCGCGGCTCTAGAGACGATTGGCTACGTCATCTATCGCGTTGTCGTCATCGCGTTCAAGGTACTGGCAGGCATCGCTACAGTGGCTATTGGAGCGATTGTGGCAGTGTTGACGTGGCTCTGGAAAGAAGTCTGGGAGCCGCAGTGGAACGCGATGGCGGCGATTGTCGTTGCCGTATGGGAAAAGTACATCAAGCCTGTTTGGGATCCGGTAGCCGCCTTCTTCGTCAATATTTTTGACCAGGCCGGCAAGGCGGTCACCTCAGCGGCGGATGTCATTGTTGGGGCGTGGGCCACTGTACGAAAGGGTTTCAAGGACTTCTTCGATTGGATCGAGAAGATCGTAGACGACCTCTTCGGCCACTCGACCATTCCGGATGCCTTCGACAGAGGCTTCAAGGCCATCACTACCATCTTCAGTACGTTCTGGGAGATGGCGAAGGGGATCTTTGACAAGGTGACGGCCTTCGTCGGCGCTATGTTCGCGCCTGTAACGAAGATCGTAGACAAGATCTTCGGCGGAGGCGGCGACTCCGTGGCGAGCATGATAGGCGCCGGCATGGATAAGGCGCTGGACGTCATCAAGAACGTCGTGGGCGGCGTAGTCGCTCTCGTTCAGAAGACTCTCTACGACGCAATTGTGGAGGGCATCACGAGCGCGTTCGTGGCAGCTTTCAAGGCGACCACGGAGTCCTCGAAGACCTTTTTCAAGGTGCAGCTGGAAGCGTTTACGAGCTTCACAAACAAGGTTTTCGATCTGTTCAAAAACATGTGGTTTAAGATTTTGACGACGACATTGGAGTCGTCTGTTGCGATGACTGGTGAGTTGTCGAAGTCACTGAATCAGTTGGGGCAAGTGAAGGCGGCTCTGGATGCGGTCATAGCGGCGCGTACGGAGGCTAACAAGAGTGGTACCAAGGAGGGCGAGCAGCTAAAGGCTGAGACGGACGTCACCAAGTACAATCAGCAGATGTTGGATCAAGCCAGACACCCTGATTGGTTCATGAACATCTACGGGCCTAATTTCGACAGCAAGATGGGTGAACTCATTGGCGCGGTGAAGGCCATTAAGGCGGTACCCATGGCTGCGACTGGTACCGGCGGGATATCCAAAGCGATCGATAAACTGAGACCCTCAACAGGCGCGGCCGTGGCAGCCGGGGCGCAACTTCCGAGTAAGTAACGCTATGGCTGTAAATCTAAGAAAAAGCAGTCGCCTTCAGTTTGGTGATCTCATGGAGCTGGATGGCTTCGAGTTTTGGAACCTACTGGAGCTGCCTACCATCCCTTCGCAGCCGGACGACACGACGTATCAGGTGAAGACCGGCGACCGTATCGATCTCATCGCGGTTCAGTACTACGGGGATCCTATTCTTTGGTGGGTCATCGCTGTGGCGAACGACATGGAATTTATCCCTACAGATCTAAATGTTGGTCGAGTTTTGCGAATTCCTTCGTCTCGATATATCCAGCAGTCCTTTTTCCAAAAGGCGAATGTAGGGTCGCAGTGAGTTATGCCTGAGGCCACGTTCGACTACTTCAACCCGTTTATGGCGGCCAAGATCATCACATCGGATGGTCAAAACTACCCTCTTTGGATTGGTGGTACGGCTCAGACTGTTGGGTTTGATGTCAAGACGCACCTCAAAGTAGCCGGTACTAGTGGTTATCTAAATGCTCTGTCTTTTGTAACCGAGTTGCAGGTAGAGATGGACTTGGGGAACATCCCTAAGATCACCGTCACGCTTGCGCCTCCCTTCGAAGACGGTATCAAGCTGATTAACACTGACTTGTTGGAACTGGGAACCAACCGTATTCAGGTTCAATTCGGTTATGTGGCGGGGGCAGACGGAGCGCCTGTTTTTCGTGAATTTGAAGGCATGCTTACTACCTCGCCTGAGATAAGCATCAGCGCAGGCGAGGTCACAATCACGCTCACTGCTCAGGGTCTCAACGGCGCTATTGCCACGATGCAGCAGGAAGGGTCGGAAACCTTTGAAAAACTTACAAGGAGGTCAATTTTCGAGTTGGTTGCTATTCAGTACGGGCTGGAGATCGTTATAGATCCTTCTACTTTGAAAGATCCTGTGGCCGGTCCTGCTCTTACGGAGGAGTTGATTACGCGTTCGCAAGGGTGGCAGACACCCATGTTTTTCCTGACGCAATTGGCGAATGAGGCGCGGTGTTTTTTGCTGTGGGGGTCTAAAGGCTCTGCGGCTAAAAAACAGATCGTGAAGATAGTGTCGCGTACTGCGTCATTCGTTAAACAACAGCCGACTATCATCCTCTCGATGTTTCATTACGGTGCCGCGGATCTTCTAGGTGCGACTGTTTATCCGATCGTATCGGTTTCGAGTACGCCCAAGGAGTTGTTCCTCGCCGGCATTCAGAAGATCGTCTCTGAGGAGATGGATGTCAAAACCAAAAAGGCCACCTTAAAAGCTACAACGGCTAAAGATGCTCAACCCGCTCAGGCTTCTAAGGGTGCGATTGACGGTAAGGGTAAAGACGAGTCCATTCTTCCTAAACCGGGGGAACGTACAGCGGTGCATCGTATGCCCGGCGACCCCGCCGACAAGGAAACCCTTCAAGACGTCCATCACGCTTTCGACACGTACTCGTTAGGCATGGCTCTTCCATTGGATGTAGAGACCATTGGGATGCCTACTATCGAGCCGGGAGATGTGGTTCGTATTCGGGGGCTAGGAAAGAAGCTCGACCAAAACTACGGGGTCTTTAAAGTGAATCACTCGCTAGGAGCCTCCGGCTTCACTACTGCTCTTCATTTGATATCGAACACCGCTGACGCGTTGGAATCTCAGATGAGGGACTTGGCTGCGGGCAACCAGAACGCTCAAGATCCCAGCGCTCAAAACGCTCCTGCGGAACCGAGGAAGGGGCCCTAGATGGCTATCTTCGATAACTGGCTCACCAACTTAATGAAAAAGGGGTTGGGGGTTGCGTGTAACCGCTATTACAGCATCTACCGTGGAACTGTTACGGACAACAAAGATCCTGACAGTCTAGGTCGTGTAAAAATTCTTTGTCCGCAGGTGGGTCAGACTGCTGCACCCGATAGGTGGGTTCTTCCTGCAACAATGGGAGGAGGGAACAGGCGCGGTATGTTCTTCGTGCCGGAGGTAGATGACACGGTTTGGGTATCTTTTTATGAAGGAGACCATGATCGACCCGAGGTCTATTGGGGTGGTTGGTATGGGGAAGTCGATCCTACTGGTGATGAGCCGACCGATGTGCCGATAAGGCTGGCTCCGAAGCCGAAGGGGGCTTACCCCGAGAAAAAGGGTTTCACTACCCGTGCAGGCCACTCCCTCATTTTTAATGATGAGGACGGTAAGGAATCAATCACGATTCAGTGGAATCAGCCGGCGGATGGAGATCCGGCCAAAACAGATCGAACCAAGACGGCCAAGCTCAATCCCAAGAAGAGCACTGTGTTGTCGTTGGAGTCTAAGGGCGGCTTTCTCTTGAAAACGGCTAGCTCTTACATCATTCAGATCGATGAAGGCAAAGGAGCGCTAACCATCGCTTCGCCTAAGGGGAGCATGTACACCATCTCCTCGGATGACGCCGTGGCGGTGTTTCACAAGTCGGGTGGAAACATCCTCATGAACGACAGCGGTATCACTATCTCTGCGGCGGTGTCGAAGCAGCAAAACGTTAACATCTCCGGTCAAAGTGTTGCCATCAACGGAGGGAGTGTTTTGGTCGGAGGCAAGGCGGTCGACTTCGCCGTGCTCGGCTTGAAACTCATCAAGTGGCTCGCTCTTCATACACATCCTTATCCGTTTGGTGTGGTGCTTCCACCGGTGCCTCCGCCCACTCCGCTCGACTTCTGTTCGCAAACCGTGAAGGTGCAGGACTGAGGCTGCATGGCTCTTGCGGCAGCACTGCCTGGCATGATTGCCGACTTTACCGCGCTTCTTGTAGGACCCCCTCTCGGTCCTATCGCAGGGGCTGCGAAGATGGCCAACATCTACTCGAAGTATACGAAGGCCGGACAGTTTGGTTTGAGTTTGCCCATTTTCACGGGTCTAGAAGAGCAAGTGCTGGCTGCTACCTTGGCCGCGGTATTTGTGCTTCCTGTTCCGAATCCAGCTGCATGGGGAACCGCTTGGTCGCTAGGACTAACCACGTACTGGCTTGCGCCGCCTATCGCAGTGGCGGGGCCGCAGGTAGGCGCGGTTACAACGTTCACGGGTGGACCGGGTGTTCTTGCCGCTTTAACAGCGCAGGTACTCATTCCTTTTAGCCCTCCTCCGGTAGCAGCAACACTCATTGCAACAGCGCTTCATGTTGCTTCGTTGACCGTCATAGCCACGGTAGCGCCGCCTCCGAGCGCAATGGTGCCGCTGCTATGAGCCTCTGTGAATTCAACATCACGCTGCCTTCGATTGAGATTCCAATCCCGTCGTTTGCGTTGCCGAGTCTTCCGTCGATCGACTTGCCTAGTCTTCCTAGTTTCGACATTCCAGACCTAGGATTCGATATTTCGATCGACATCCAGCTCCCGTCGATCGACATCCCAATCCCGTCGTTTGCGTTGCCGAGTCTTCCGTCGATCGACTTGCCTAGTCTCCCGGACCTCCCCCCGCCTTGTCCTTTGGACGACCTCTAGGCCGTTTTTGACCTCGGTTCGTAAAGGAATTTCCGCTAGACTCGGCTGCATCTAAGAGATGCCTCAATTTATCGGATTCTCATTTCCGTTTCGAAAGGGATCTACTTCGTTTCCCGAAGTGGCGACCGACGATGCGCTCATTAAAGAGTCCCTCGTCCAGCTCATTCTTACAGGGCGCGGCGAACGCGTAATGCGTCCGGATGTAGGCTCAGGGGCCTTTCGTCATATCTTCGAGGATAATGATGAAGTGTTGGCTACTTTGATCCAAAACGAGGTCGCTCAAGTTATCGGCCAGTACGAGCCGCGCGTCTCCTTGCTCAGTGTGAACGTAGCCAAGGGGGATCCTGATACGGACAACGGGCCTGCTTCCGTGATCGTCACTATCAATTACATCGTCCTGGCGACGGTCACGGTCGGGACTTTGACCTTGACGTTGTCTTCGGGGAATCCGTAATGGCTACAGATCTCGTCTCGTTGAACCGCGTCAAGTACGGAGGCTTGGACTTCGACACCATCGAGGACGACCTTCGCGCGCAGCTGCAGATTAAGTTCGCAGCCAGCTTCAATGACTTCTCGGTTTCGAGTCTCGGGATTGTCTTGCTCGACATCGTATCGTTTGGTCTGGATACGCTTTCGTTCTACTTAGATCGCAGGGCTACCGACACGTACCTAGTCACGGCGAGAACGCGTCGCTCCGTTGCACTTTTGACACGCCAGCTGGGCTACAAGATGGGCGGGGCGGTGGCTGCCTCGGTAGATCTACAGGTCTCTACCGCTACGCAGTACGCCTTCCCCGTGCCTATTCCTAAGGGCTTCCAGTTCCTGGGACCGAACAACATCATTTTTGAGGCGGCGCAGCAGGTCACGATTCCGGCTTTCACGACAGCTCCTCAGAAAGTTCCTGCCTTTCAGGGCATCACCACTTCGGAAAATTTTGTTTCAGACGGTACCGCGAACCAGCTTTTCAAGCTCACGCGTGTTCCGACTGACAGCTCCATCGTTCAGGGAACTGTTCAAGTACTCGTCAATGGTAGTCCGTTTGCTGAGAGCGACTTCGTTACGTTCGATGCTACCGACCAATTCGAGATCAACTACAACGACGAGCCTCCTACCTTGCGATTCGGCGATGGAGTTGCAGGCAATATCCCCATCAAAAACGGGAGTATTGCGGTTACATACGTAGCGTCGCTCGGGGCTGCCGGTCAGGTGTTGTCTCACAACATCAAAAAGGTACAGACGCAGCTTGTGGTGCTCTTTACCCCCATCAATCTGGTCGTGGATAACCCTGATAATACGGTCGGCGGTAGTGATCTTGAAGACCTAGATCACGCTAAGACCTACGCTCCTCGCGTCTTCAAATCGCGTCGTGTTGCGGTCACGCGTCAGGACTACGAAGCGCTAGCCGGGTCCTTTGCTGACCCCTTGTTTGGTCGAGTGGCAGTTGCACAGGCCATCTCTGCAAGGAGTGCAGCCTCGGACTTGGAGCTGCAGAATCTGCTCATCGACATCAGCGCGGCTTTGACGACGGCTGTCTCGACGATTCAGAACGCTCTGAATAACGTAACCACCGGTGCGTTCGTTCTCACGACTACGATTCAGACGAGCAACACTCAGCTTCAGGCAGATCTCACCAATCTTCTGACCAAGCTCAACACCATCAACACCAACCTCGCGTCGCTCCTGTCCACGTCTCGAACCATCAAGAGCAACAGTACCGAGCTTCAGAACGATCAAGCGGATGCCGCTGCTTATGTTGCTACCAGCAAGGTGTCGGTTGCTACTGCATCGACGTCCGCCTTGTCTGCCATCACTACGGTAAACGCTTTTGCGACTGCACCGGCTAATCCGGCCGGTAGTCAGCTGACGGCTCCCGATAAAACAGCGTTGTCGAACACGATGACGAACGTGTCCAACAACGTAAACGCCATCACGAGCAATCTGAATCAGATCGATGCGCTATTGACGCTGATCAACGCGTTGGCGGGTCAGATTGGGGCAGGGGCGACGTCGCAGACGACAGTCACCCAGGCGATCCAATCGATAGTGGTCAACGACATCGGCATCAGCGTCCTCACGGCGAATACGATCGTGAAGGACATGCAGACGCAGATCACCTCTATTGTTACGGCCTTGGGCACGCAGAGCCCGGTTGCAGGTTTGTTTGGTGACTTGGTCACGATTCAAAATAGCTCGGACTTGGCGTTTGACACAGTCACGGCAGATACCGCCGCTATTGAGGTCCATGTAGACAAGATCTTGTCGGCGGATTGCAAAGCGAACTTGGTGGTAGTTCCCATCTTGGCGCGGGATGCTTCTGGTTTTTATGCAGCGCCTTCCATTGGTCTGGTGCAGTCCCTGCAGTCTTTGTTGGACGGTGTGAAAGAGGTCACGCAGACCGTGGCCGTGACTTCGGGCGTGCAATTCCTGGTTCCCGCGGCTATTGAGATCCGACTGGCGATTCGGGTGGGTATCTCGGAGCAGATCACCACCGCTTCAGCGATAACCATCGTGGATGGTGTGTTGCGAGATCGGTCTTTTGGGCAGTCCTTGTATGTTTCGGACCTATTTGATCCGTTGAGTACGCTTCCGGGTGTGGTTTTCGTCAACGTGACTATTTTGGGTTACCGTCCGAACCTGTCGCCGGTCATTCTCGTGGACAAACTCGACGCAAACGGAAACCTCATCATTGCCAACAGCGAGGTCATCACGCTCTCCCAGAGCGACCTAGACGTGAACACTGAACTCTTTGCGGGCAGTTTTGCGTGACCACTTCCCACATCTCCGACTAAATAGGAGAACGGCCTGATAGGAGTGATTACGCCGTGGCTGAGAGTTACCTCCGATACGGTGTAGTTCGAGTCGCCAACAACAAGGACGACCAGAAGACACCTGCCCAAATTAATACGGCGCACGTCACGTCCGTGACGCAGGAAGATCTTCAGGAGTTCGTCCTCTCTCAGATCAAGCGTATTATTTGGGGCGGGGATCCAGGTAACTGGTACACCCCTTTTGAGGGTTTGGGCGTCAAGCCGCTTAACCAGCTCACGACAGGGGCGGACAACGAGAAGTTCGGGATTTCGCTTCTTGGTCCCATAAACGGGGCCAACTTGGTCTTCACGACGCCGGACAAGTTCGTTAATGTAGCGGGTGGGCGGACAATTCGGGTATATTGGAACGGCGTTCGGCAGAAAGCCTTGGATGACTACACTTTGTCGGAAAGTGGTGGGCCTCTCACTGGTTACGACACGGTGACGATGCTTGCGGCTCCTCGTTCTGGGGATCACCTGATATCGGACTACAGCAAGGTCTGAAAAACTCGGAGGATTTCAAATCATGGGCCGCACTTTCATTCGCCAAGACACGCAGATTCGTAAGAGTGATCTCTACGATGACACCATCACTCCGACGTTGGCGAATTACGAGACCAACCCGACCAACATCGAAGAAGATCTGAACAGCGTCAGATCTCAGCTCCAGAACTTCCTGAATAGGAACGGAGCGAGCTTCCCGGCCGGTAACTGGTGGGATGATGCTGTTGCCCCAGTGACCTTCGAGAACGGCTCGAAGCGCGGCATCAACACGACGAATCAAGACCTCCACGACTTAGAGCGCAAGCGCGTCCTCATCGAGGTCTTCAACCCGAGCGACGTACCTATCGGCACTCAGGCGACCGGGACGCTGACCACGACTGGCGTGTTCAGCAACAACGAGACCGTCACGATCGGCACGCAGACCTATACGCTGAAGAGTCCGTTCGTCAACGCTGCGGACAACATCGATGCGTCAGGTACGACGGCCGCAACGCTCGATAATCTGAAGCGGGCGATCAACGGCGACGGCGTTGCAGGTACCAACTACGGCACTGGAACGGTAGTCAGCACGGTCGCGTACGCCACGTCCACGGCGACGACCCTGGACCTGATGGCCAAGCAGGGTGGTACCGCTGGTAACTCGGTAGCGACTACGGAAACAGCGGCGAACGCCTCCTTCGGTGCAGCGACGCTCACCGGCGGTGTAGCTACGAACGTCTCGATCTTTACACGAACCGCCGAGCTGCCCAGCAACACTACGCTTGCCATTGGCGTCGTGACCACGCTCGGCACTGTGGCGGCTGCGCAGGGTGGAACCTTCGGCGCTCACTCGCTGACGCAAGTCGCAGGCGCGACCATCACCTCGCCAAAGAACCTCGTTCCGATCGTCGACTCCATTACTCACGACCCTATTTTGTCGAGCACGCGTCGGGTTTACGCGTTGTTCCACAGCGAGTCCGTCACGAACGGAAGCACGGTCTCGATTACGACGCCCAACCGCGCGCAGCTCAGCTACGTGCGACTGGATGCGACCGGTAACGTGCTTGAAGCTGTTCCGATCGCCGACATCTCGGGCCTGATTGTTCATTACTCAGCTACGGAGCGAAAGGCGCTTCAGGACTTCAACGAGCAAGACTTCTTGCGCGGTACGACGCTCGATGTACCGACGTCTACGACGGTCACGCGTCAGGTCGCGTACGACAACCAAGGTACTACCGCAGTTGAGTTGGCGACCAACGCTACGCTCGACCTCAACAGCGCGGGTATTTTCTGGGAGCTTCGAGACCTTGTCAACGCGACGCTTTTCCGTCTTACGGAAGGCAGCGGCGGTGGAACGACCACGTTCCAAATCGCGGCAGACGTTGACACCTTTGATGTGAACGCGATCGTGAACGATTTCGACAAGGGTTTGGCGGTGGCTACGGGTGGCCAGCGCATCAATGTCGGAACGACGATCATTGCCAACACGGCCACGATTGAGTCGGTTGGTGCGACCAACGACCTTCGTGTGTTGAGCGCTCGCGACCTGTACCTGGATGACGTGAATCAGACGGGCTCCACCTGGGCCCAGACCAACGGCATCAAGCTTTCGGCGTCAACCGCGGAGTGGAACACGTTCGAGTTGAACTTCGGCGAGGTCTCGCTGTTGAACAGCATCAACCAGGCCTATGCTAAAGATCGCCGCGCCAAGGTCTACTCTGTAGTGACCACGCTCATTACGGCGGACAGCGACGCCAGTCTTGCGGATGGAAATCTCGATACAGCGTTGCCGGATATGAGCGGTGGCAGCTTCCTCACCGACTACGATGTCTTCCTGAATGGAGATTTGCTGCGTCCTGGTGCTAACTCCGGTTCAAACAACGATTACTACCCCGGTACGACCCTGACGACGGCGGCCAAGCTCAAGTTCGAGTTCAACCTCAAAGCAGGTGGAAGTCCGGACGTTCTGTGTGTGATTCCCTACGCGTCTCCCTGATTTTGAGGACTAACGAATGAACTTGGACAAGGCGGATGTGAAAATCGATGTGGCGACCGAAATTGGAGCCCGCATCGAGGATGTTCTAGAAGGTGCACGGAAAGACGTCCTGCGCCAAGAAGGAGCTACATCCGCTTTTTACCAAGCTGCCAAAGCCTGCGAAGACGCCGCCTTGCATGTCGACAAGGACATGGATGAGGGGAAGTTCGGCCTTGAAGTCGCCGCGCATATCAAGCGGTACGTCGATCGCTGCGCCAACGCGACGCGAAATCTAGCCAAGCAGTCCGAAGCTTTGCACCTCATCGCGATGGGTAAGTCCACCTCGTTTGAGATGTCGGTGAAGCTGGTGGA